TCGCCGCGGCGCGGCGTGCAGACGTGGACGTTTCTCGCCGATGCGTACCAATCCGGCTATGTCTGGAGCGATCACACGATTTCGGTCGCGCACAAGCCGCAGCGCCAGCCGCTCAAGGACGGCTGGTACGAGCACGGCATGAATTGCGCGGAATATCTCCAGCTGAACTTCTCGCCGCGGCGGACGAAGCCGACCGTGCCCGAGGCGCCGCCGCCGGGGCCGCTGTGGCCCGCGCGGCCGGACGCGTGGATGGGGTAGGACATGGCCCGACCATTGCTGGTAAGCTCAGGTGGTGCCCAGCCTCGTCGGCACGCCCCCGCGCGCCTGCGCGACCTGCCGCGACGGCGGCGGCTGGGTGCGCTGGTGCTTCAGCGGGCAATGGATCTGGGCGGCCTGCGCCGACTGCAACCGGCGCGGGCGCAAGCCCAAACCGGCGCCCTGCCCGCGCTGCCACTACACGCGCCCCTTCTGCGCCTGCGTGCCACCCCGCCGCGCCTGGTGACAGGGAGCGTCGCGCTTCCTGACAGTCGGGCTTGACACCTCATGCGACACTACGGGGAGATGCCCGCGAAAAAACCGTCCCAGCGGAAAGATGCGCCCTCGCCGCACAAGGCGCGCACGATCCTGCACGACAAAGAGGTGCGCGGCCATCCCTTGACGAAGGCCCAAAGGGGATTTTTCGGCGCGATTGCCGCGAAAGCGAAGGGCGGCAAGTGACGCGCGAGCGTATGCGCATGGCCTACGCCGACCCGCCCTATGTGGGGCAAGCGCAGAAGCACTACGGGAAGGCCGAGGTGAATCATCGCCTTCTCATCGCACACTTGTGCGACGACTTCCCCGATGGATGGGCGCTGTCGTGCTCCTCGCCGTCGCTGCGCCTTCTGTTGCCGCTCTGTCCCGAGGATGTGCGGATCGCCGCATGGGTCAAACCGTTCGCCATCTTTAAGCCGAACGTCAATCCCGCCTATGCCTGGGAGCCGGTGATTTTTCGCGGGGGTCGTCAGCGCGAACGACAGGAACCCACGATTCGTGACTGGTGTCCAGCCAATGTCACGCTGACCCGTGGGGTACCGGGGGCGAAGCCGACCGGCTTTTGTCTCTGGCTGTTCGATCTGATGGGTCTACGGGCAGACGATGAGTTCGTGGATCTGTTTCTTGGTAGCGGGGCCGTCAGTCGGGCGTGGGACCGGCTGAAAGACCGCCTGCCGCTTGAACTGGCGATGTGATGGCCCTCGACCCCGCTCCGCCCGCCCCCGCGACCGACAAGGAAAAACCCCCGCACGAACGCGCGCGCGACCGCTTCACGCTCTGCGACGACGCCTTCAAGGACCAGCGGGCGCGCGAGCTGGACGATCTGCGCTTCATCGACGAGCGTGGGGCGCAGTGGCCCGAGGACATCCGGCGGGCGCGAGGCGGGCAGGCGGCCAGCGGCGGCTTCCCCGCGATCGGCGCGCGGCCGTGCCTCGAGTTCAACCTGCTGCGCGGGCCGGTGCAGCAGGTGATCAACACCGCGCGCCAAGCCAAGCTCGGCCTCTCGTTCGCGCCCGAGGGCGAGGGCGCGTCCGTCGCCGTCGCGCAGGCCTACGACGACATTGCGCGGGCGATTCAGGCCGACTCGCGGGCGCACCTCGCGCGGCAGTGGGCGTTCGAGCGCGCGGCCAAGTGCGGCTTCGGCTGCTACCGCATTCTGACCGAGTACGTGAACAACCAGTCGTTCGACCAGCGGATCGTCTATAAGCGCATCCTGAACCAGGCGGCGGTCTACCTCGACCCCTTCGCGCAGGAGCCCGACTGGTCCGATGGTCAGTTCGCGCTGCTGACGCAGGACCTGCCGCTGGCGCGCTACCAGGCGGCGCACCCGGACTCCGAGCTCGCCAGCTACAGCGACCGCGAGTTGACGTCGGTCGGGAACGACATCCCCGGCTGGATCAGCACGTCCTCCGGCGACGCGGGCGCGAGCGTGCGCGTGGCCGAGTACTGGGACGTGCGTGACGAGACGAAGGTCCTGATCCTGCTGCCCGATGAGACGACCGCGTTCGAAGACGAGATCCCGGCGGACATCCTCGCGACGGTCGAGCGCGACCTCGGGCGGCGCCTGCCGCGCCGGACGATCCGCACCGGGCGGCGGGTGTTCTGGGCGCTCGTCAACGGCGTGGAAACCTTGGAAGGCCCCCAGGAGTGGAACGGCTGCTACATCCCGATCGTGCCGGTCGTGGGCGACGAGACGAACCTGAACGGCGACCGGCGCTGGTCGGGCATTGTCCAGTTCGCGCGCGATGCCCAGCAGTCCTACAACTACATGCGCAGCGCGCAGGTCGAGGCGGTCGGCCTCGCGCCCCGCGCGCCGTGGCTCATTGCCGACGGGCAGCTCGAGGGCTATGAGACGTGGTGGCAGCAGGCCAACACGCGCAACCTGCCGTACCTGCCCTATCGGACGTCGACCTACGACGGGCGGCCCGCGCCGCCGCCCACGCGCACCATGGCCGAGCCGGCGATCCAGGGCATCACGATCGCCGCGCAGGCCGCGAAGGACGACCTGCACGGCACGACGAACATGCCGCCCGTGAGTCTCGGGCAACTCGACCCGCACGAGCGCAGCGGCGTGGCGATCCGCGCGCTCCAGGGCCAGGCGGAGGTCGGGAGCAGCGGCTACTTGGACAACCTCGCCAGCATCTCCATGCTCTACGAGGGCAAGGTCCTCAAGGACCTGATCCCGCGCATCTACGACCGCCCGGGCCGCGTCGTGCCCGCCATCGACCAGGCCGAGAAGCGCCGGTCGATCATGGTGAACACGCCGTTTGTCGAGCAGGGCGGCCAGCCGCAGGCCGTCCCGCCGGGGACCCCGGCCGCGCAGGAGATCAACCTGAAGGCGGGCGAGCTGAGCGTGCAGGCGATCGTCGGCAAGTCCTACGCGACGCGCCGCGAGGAAACCTCCGAAGCCCTCGCCGCGATTATGCAGGCCGCGCCCGCCTTGGCGCCGATCCTCGCGCCCTTCTGGCTCGACGAGCTCGACTTCCCCGGCGCGAAGAAGCTCGCCGCGATTGCGAAGAAGACGCTCCCGCCGCAGTTCCAGGAGGAGGAGGGCGGGCAGCCGCCGGTCGCGGCGCTGCAGGCCCAGCTCGGGCAGGCGCAGCAGGTGATTGATCTCCTGACGAAGGAACTGCAGGCGAAGACGCAGGTGATCGAGACGGACACGGTCAAAGCCCAAGCGGATGTCCAGGTGAAGCAGTTGGAGCTGGCGAGCCAGGAGCGGATCGAGTCCCTGAAGGCGCAGGTCGAGCTCCTCAAGGCCGAGATGTCCGCGACCAGCGCCCAGCAGACCGCGCAGATCGGCGCGCAGACCGCGCAGGCGAACGCCGGCCTCGCCGCGCAGGCCGGGACCGAGCGCGCGCTGTGGGGGAGCGTGGCCAAGTCCGTGCAGCAGCTCGACCAGCAGGCGTTCCAGAAGGACCAGCAGGCGGCGGCGCTCCAGGCCGAGCGCGAGGCGCAGCAGGCGCAATTGAACGCGCAACAACAAGCGTTGCAGCAGGGGGCGCAGCAAGGGCCGCCGGGCGCGGGACCGGGCGGGCCGGGGCCGGAGGGCGTGTGACGCCTTCACCGGGTGCAGGGGTGCATCACGTCATGTGTGATAGCGCTAGCGGTGAACACTGGTCCGACTTAGTCACGGACGGGGCGAATCAAACGGGTAAGGTTCTGCATTGTCGCGACATCGGCTATGGGTACTGGGTGCTTGAGGGTGACGAGATTACGATTCCCGGCGTCTTCGCGCAGGACGCGCCGGACCAACTCAAACGGTTTATCGTGCGGAAGGGTGTGCAATTCTTAAAGACGGGTCGCGTTGATCTCACGCTGGACCCACCCATCGTGAAAGGCCAGACCGTGAGCACCCTCCCAGCTAATATCGCGTGGATCTCCGTCTGGAAGCGACGCGAATAAGCATGAGTCAAAATCCCCCCGTCACCGTGGAGCACGGCGGCGTGACGATCACAACCAACACGGCCAGCGAAGCCGACCTGCGCGCGGAGCTGACACGCGATGACGCGCCCTCCGCGGCCGCGCCCG